GTACCTTGATATGGAAGGTACTGCTAAGAGTGAAGCAGACTTAATAAGAAGATACAGAGAAATAGCATTACATCCCGAGTGCGATATGGCAGTTGAGGACATTGTTAATGAGGCTATTGTATCTAATGAATTGAAGGATGCTGTAAGAGTAAATACAGATAATTTACCTTATGGCAAAGATGTTAAAAAGAAAATTCACGAAGAATTTAAAAATGTATTAAATCTAATGCATTTTAACACAAAAGGTCATGACATATTCAGAAGATGGTATGTTGATGGCCGTGTCTATTATCAAAAAATTATAGATAGAGATTCGCCTACATTGGGCATTACAGAATTAAAATATATTGACCCAAGAAAAATCAAAAAGATTAGAGAAGTAAGAAAGAAAAGACCAGAAGGTCAAACTGGCAGTCTTACAATGATAGATGAATATGTAGAGTATTACCTATTCAACGAAAAAGGAGTTTCAGGCACAACATCAGGTAGTGGTATAAAAATTGCACCAGACACAATTGCTTTTTGTCCATCAGGTTTAGTAGACCAACAAAAAAATATTGTAATGTCTTATTTACATAAGGCAATCAAACCTGTTAATCAATTAAGAATGATTGAAGACGCTGTTGTTATATACAGAATAGCAAGAGCACCTGAAAGAAGAATTTTTAAAATTGATGTAGGCAATTTACCAAAACTAAAAGCAGAACAATATCTAAGAGATGTTATGGCAAGATATAGAAATAAACTTGTCTATGACGCTTCTACAGGTGAAATTAGAGATGATAGAAACTATATGTCTATGCTTGAAGACTTTTGGTTGCCAAGTAGAGAAGGTGGTAGAGGTACTGATATTTCTACATTACCAGGCGGCCAAAACTTAGGTGAAATTGCAGATATTGAATATTTTCAAAAAAAACTATATCGTTCATTAAATGTTCCTGTAAGTAGATTAGAATCTTCACAAGGATTTAATTTAGGTCGTGCTAGTGAGATTACTAGAGATGAACTTAAATTTACTAAATTTGTACAAAGACTAAGAAAGAAATTTACAGAACTATTTAACGATTTATTAAAAACACAATTAATCTTAAAGAAAGTTATTTCTGAAGAAGACTGGACTGTGATTAATCAAAATATTAATTATGATTACTTACAAGATGGTCATTTTGCAGAATTAAAACAAACTGAAATGATGAGAGAAAGACTTCAGTTAGCAAACGAAATGAGAGATTATATTGGTAAGTTTTATAGTGTTGAGTACATCAGAAAAAATATACTCAAACAAAGCGACGCTGAAATTGATGAAATGGATGCACAAATTAAACAAGAAATTGATACTGGTATTATTCAAGACCCTATGGCTCAAATGGATGATACCCCAATGGAGGATGAAATATAATGAGTGAAGAAATAAGAAACTTTATAGATAAACTTGGCGATGGCAATAACATTGAAGCTGGGGATGCTTTCAAGGATGCTTTAAGACAAAAAGTAGGAGACAACTTAGATTCTAGAAGAAAAGAATTAGCAGGACAATTATTCAGTACTGCTCAATCAATACCATCTGAAGCAGAAGCTTTTAGTGACCCAAAACCTGAAATTGCTGAACCAGGAACTTTTAATCAAGATGGTTCTGTTTCTATCCAAAATGATGGTAAAGCAGACATAGATTTAACATCAGATGAAGCTAAGTAATATATTTGAAGATTACAATTTAGTAGATTCATCTGCTTATAAATCATTGTCGCCAAAATTAAAAACGGCTGTCAATGAGTTTTATAAAATGTTAGACAACAGACATGATAATGGAAGTTATCAAGATGATAATTTTTGTGAAAATATAGAAGACTGTGTGAAGACAATAGTATCTTCACATGATATAACAAAAGAACAATTGTTAGATTACATAGAATTAGAAGTAAGAGAACAATTAAAACAAACAGAGGTGTAAAGGAACTATGGCAGTTACAACTAAAATTTTATCAGATACTAAAACACATGCCAAAGTATTACTCACCTGGAACGCTGACGCCGCTACAACAGCTGCGGCCGTGGATGCTTCAGGATTAAGTGGGCATGCTGATGGAGCTAAACTTCATATTACAAACATTGTATATGGTGTAGGTTTAGGAGAATGTAAATTAGAATTTAAAGGTGCTTCAAGTGATGTTGAGGCAATAAACTTATGTGGTTCAGGCCACTATTATGGTGCAGTAATTAAAAATACAGCAACCAATACAGGTGCAACAGGTGGAGACATTGAGGCAATTACAACTAATGCTTCATCCGGTTTTGCATTATTAACATTACAAAAACAAGGTATGGGTGAAAATAGCTAGGAGACATTATGGCAGATTTAGTAACAACACAGACAATTGCTGATACATCAGGTGTTAAATTTGTAGCAAAACTTACAAACTTTTCCGATGGTACAGGCGAAACTTTGGTTAAAAAAGTTGACGCTTCAACATTAACCTTTATGTCTGAAGATGGTAATAGGGTTATATCTAAAGTATATTATTCTATCAATACATCTGATAGTAAATCTGGTGTTGAACTTATTTGGGATGGCACAACAAATGCGACAGCATTATTTTTATCAGGACAAGGATTCATGGATTTTAGAACAGATGGTAATAGTATACCAAATAATGCGACAACACCAACAGGTGATGTGCTGTTAAGTACAAAAAACTTTGCAAATGGTGATAATTACAGTATAATTGTAGAGTTTAGATAACAAAATTCTAATATAGAAGTAATTGTTTGTATAAATAGTATTAGAAAAAAAGAGAGAGTACACTAATGAAATTAATTTCAGAAGAAGTATCAAACGCCGAATATCTTATAGAAGAAAAAAACGGCAAGAAAGAATACAAGATTAGAGGTGTTTTTTTACAGTCTAACATCAAGAATCGTAATGGTAGAGTTTACCCTAAAGATATCTTGATGAAAGAAGTAACAAGATACAACAAAGAATTTATCAATAAAAATCGTGCATTTGGTGAGTTAGGACATCCAGATGGCCCAACAGTTAATTTGGAAAGAGTATCTCACATGGTGAATAAACTTTACCCAGATGGCGATAACTTTATTGGTGAAGCTAAAATCATGGACACGCCTTATGGTAAGATTGTAAAAAATCTTATAGATGAAGGTGCTCAATTAGGAGTATCATCTAGAGGCATGGGTTCCATTATACAACGCAACGGTGCAAACTATGTAAAAGATGACTTTTACTTAGCGACAGCCGCTGACATTGTTGCCGACCCTTCAGCGCCAGAAGCTTTCGTAGAGGGCATTATGGAAGGAAAAGAGTGGGTATGGGATAACGGTCTCTTAATTGAAAAAGATGTAGAGGCGTGGAAGATGGAAATGATGAGAGCGAAGAAAAGAGAATTAGAAGAACAAAAACTAAAAATCTTTGATTCGTTTATTAAAAAACTATAATATTATAAATAATACCAAACTCAAAAAGTTTGGAGTTTTATAGTACTATAAAAAAAGGAGATTTTCAATGGCAGAATCAGAAATGCAACCAGAAGCTATCGAAGAAGCAGCTGCTAATCCTATGGCGGATGCTCCTAAGAAGAATGCTGTTGCGGCTGAACCATCACATCTTGAAACTGATTATGAAGATTTAGGTTCACCAGTAGTTAAACCTACAGACAGTAATCCTGACGGTAGTAAAAAGGTTAATAAAGTATCTGATGAAGTTTCTAAAAGTGCTCAAGTGGCTGCAGAGCCATCACACTTGAAATCTGAAGAAGCAGATGAAGATACAGATTCTAAAGATATTGAAGAAGCAAAAGCTAAAGAAGAAGTCAAAAAGGACGACAAAGAAGTGGAAGAAGAAGGATATAAAAAGAAATCTTTGAAAGCTTCTAATTGTGAAGACCTAAATGTTAAGGAAGACATTGACGCTTTAGTTGGCGACGCTGACTTATCTGAAGAATTTAAAGAAAAGGCTGCTACAATCTTTGAAGCTGCAATTAACTCAAAAGTTAGTGCAGAGAAAGAGAGACTAGAAGCTGAGTACGCACAAAAATTTGAAGAAGAAGTTGAAAAATCTAAAGCAGAACTTACAGAAAAAGTTGATTCATACTTAAACTATGTAGTTGAAGAATGGATGAATGAAAACAAGTTAGCTCTAGAAAGAGGTATCAAGGGCGAAATCGCAGAAGACTTTATTAATGGTATGAAAAAATTATTTGAAGACCATTACATAGATGTACCTGATGAGAAATATGATGTTCTTGAAGACCAGGCTTCTAAAATAGAAGACTTAGAGAAAAAACTTAACGAAGAAATTGAAAAATCTGTAGAACTAAAAAAAGAAGTAGGCCAATTCAAAAGACAGGACATCATTGATGAAGCGTCTAAAGATTTAGCTGACACTTCTAAAGAGAAGTTTAACAGTTTAGTAGAGAGCGTTGAGTACTCTAATGAAGAAGATTTTGCAAAAAAAGTAGAAACCATTAAGGAATCATACTTTGGGCAAAAAACTGAGAAATCATCTTCGGATGATATTCATGATGTAGCGGCAGGCGATGAAACAGCAAATGTTGATTTATCGGATGCGATGGCTGCTTACACGGCCGCTATTACAAAAACCAAAGACATTAAGTTGTCAAAATAATAGTAATAAAGGAGAGACAAAGATATGTACTTATCTGAAACTTACGAAAAAAAATGGCAGCCAGTCTTAGACCATCCTGACCTTCCTGAGGTAAAGGATAGTTATAAGCGTGCCGTTACTTCGGTCATCCTAGAGAACCAAGAAAGGGCCTCTAAAGAAGACCAAGCTTTCCTATCTGAAGCTGCGCCAGTAAACAATACTGCTGGTGTTTCAAATTGGGATCCAATCCTAATTTCTTTAGTTAGAAGAGCTATGCCTAACCTTATTGCTTATGATATCTGTGGTGTACAACCTATGACAGGTCCTACAGGTCTTATATTTGCAATGAGAAGTAGATATTCAACTCAGTCTGGAACAGAAGCATTATTTGATGAAGCTGATTCAGATTTCTCAGGTAGAAACGCTGCTGGTTCATCAGTTGACGGATTCTCATCTACAGCTCACGACGGAACAAACCCAAGTGCGTTGAACGATAGTCCTTCTGCTGGTACATATACAACCGGTACAGGTATGTCTACTGCGGCTGCTGAAGCACTTGGCGACGCTAGTGGAAATGCATTTGCTGAAATGGCGTTCTCAATTGAGAAATCAACTGTAACAGCAAAATCAAGAGCTCTAAAAGCTGAGTACACAATGGAACTTGCACAAGACCTTAAAGCAATTCATGGTCTAGATGCAGAAACAGAATTAGCAAACATTTTGTCTGCTGAAATTCTTGCTGAAATCAACAGAGAAGTAGTTAGAACTATCTACATCAATGCTGAGAAAGGTGCTTCTGCTAACACTGGTTCTGTTAACACAACAACTGAAGGTATATTTGACCTTGATACTGATTCTAACGGCAGATGGTCTGTTGAAAGATTCAAAGGTTTAATGTTCCAAGTTGAACGAGAAGCAAACACAATTGCACAAAGAACTCGTAGAGGTAAAGGTAATATGATTATCTGTTCATCTGATGTAGCTTCTGCTCTTCAAATGGCTGGTGTATTAGATTACGCTCCTGCGTTAAACAACAATCTAAATGTTGATGACACAGGAAACACTTTTGCTGGTGTTCTTAATGGTAAATATAAAGTATATATTGACCCATATTCTGCTAACCAAGCTGCAAACCAATACTTCGTTTGTGGTTATAAAGGTACTTCACCATATGATAGTGGTTTATTCTACTGCCCATATGTACCTCTACAAATGGTTAGAGCAGTTGGTCAAGATACTTTCCAACCAAAAATTGGGTTCAAAACCAGATACGGTTTACAAGCAAACCCATTTGCTGAAGCTGGTACAGGCGACGCTGCTGTTATTAACGGCGCTGGTTCTGCAAACAGTAACAGATACTACCGTAGAGTACAAGTACAAAACTTAATGTAATTGTATTTTATCGTTAGTAAACGATTGAGGGGGTTCACGAAGGTGGCCCCCTTTTTTGTTGTATAAATAGTATTATGACAATAACAAATTCATATACAAGACAACCTACACAGTTAGATTACGCTTCACCTACACAGTTTAAATTTAATATAATTAAACTACCAAAGGTTGAGTATTTTGTAACATCTGTAAATGTGCCAGGCATATCTATGGGTACTACTACTCAAGCAACATTGTTGAGAGATTTGCCAGGACCTGGTGATAAGTTATCTTATGAAGCATTAACCCTTAGTTTTCTTGTAGATGAACATTTAGAAAATTATCGTGAGATACATGGTTGGTTAACAGGCCTAGGATTTCCTAGAGACCATTCAGAGTTTAAAACTCTCCAAGACGCTGGGACAGATAGATTTCCTACCTCATCTGGAAATGTATCAACAGAGGTAGGTAAAGTCAATAACACAGCACCAGATGAGGGGTCGACATTCTCCGACGCCACTTTGATGATACTATCTAGTAAAAATAATGCAATAGTAGAAGTTAGATTCAGAGATATATTTCCTGTATCTTTAGGTGGTTTAGATTATGAACAACAGGCTGGTGATGTAGAATATCTAACAACATCAGTTACATTTAATTATAAACTTTATGAATTTGCCACAGTAGGTTCTAGTACTACATCAGTAACTACTACCTAGACTTGACATTACTTGGCATTTATTATATAATGGTACTCTATGACATTAGAAGAACTTCAAGATTTAGTTGATAAAGATTTAAAACTTAATGATTCAGAGTTAGATTTGGAATCTTTAAAAACACCAGCTATTCACAACAAATACTTAAAACATTACAATAATTTTAAGTTGTTATTGGTTAGAGCTGAATCTGAACACAAGATACTTAAAAGAGAAAAATGGGAGTACTATACAGGTAAGGCCAGTCCACAAGTATATAAAGAAAAACCATTTGACTTAAAAATATTAAAACAAGATATTGATAAGTACCTTGATTCTGATGAAGATTTACAAAAACTATCTCAAAAGATATCTTACTTAGGAACTGTTGTTGATTACTTAGATAGAATATTAAGACAGATTACTAATAGAGATTGGCAAATAAAAAATGCTATTGAGTGGCGTAAATTTACATCAGGCGCAGTATAATGTTATGGAACAACCATCAAGTCTGTTAAAGACATCCTACATATCGTATTTTCAAAATGCAATTGATTCTAAATTGTGTTCTACTATAATTAATTATTATGAAAAAAATGCCAAGTGGCAGGCTTCTACATTTTCTACATCTACAGGCATATCTCCAATTACAAAAAAACAGGTTAGTATGTCTGATTTTTGGATAGGGCCTGAATTAAAGTATTACAAACATCTAAAAGAATCGTTTGTTAATTGTGTTAATAAATATACAAAACAACACCCTAGAGTAATACCAGAAAACTTTACAAGATTTAGAATGAATCGTTACTCAGTAGGTGGTTATATGAAAAGTCATATAGATAATATACACCATAGTCATGGGCAACAGTTTGGTTACCCTCATATAACTGCCTTACTGTTTTTAAATGATGATTATGATGGTGGTGATTTTATTTTATGTGATGGTGAATATGAAGTGCCAAAAAAGAAAGGCTCATGTATAATATTCCCTTCAAACTTTATGTACCCACACGAAGTAAAATATGTATCAAAAGGAATACGATATAGTGTAATGACTTGGATAGTATGAGAAATATTATATTAGATAAGAAAGATGAAGTTCATTTAACTGTGGACGCCGAAGCTGATATAAGGAGAGATTTATCTTCTTACTTTACCTTTGAAGTGCCTGGTTATAAGTTCATGCCTCAGTATAGAAGTAGAAAATGGGATGGTAAAATTCGCCTGTTTTCCTATGCAAATGGCCAAATCTATACAGGTCTTTACCCATATTTAATTAATTGGTGTAAAGAGAATGATGTTCAGGTTGTTGATAATACAGGTATCAAAGACGCTACATTAGATGATAAACTTGTAGATTCTTTTATATCTAAATTAAAGATTCCTTTTGAAGTAAGAGATTATCAAAAAGAAGCCTTTAAACATTCTTTAATAAAGAGTAG